ACCTTATAGAAGAGCCAAGTCAAGAAGAGCCTGAATTACATGCTGTCAAGGTAAATGGACAGGAGAGACAGGTAACCTTAGAAGACTTAAAGCAAGGCTATAGTGGACAAGAGTACGTCCAATCAGGGATGCAAGACGTTGCTGCTAAAAGAAAAGAGGCAGAAGACGTTTATACAGCCCTGAATAATGAACGACAACAACTAGCAGAAATATACCAACAACTCCAAAATGGAGGAATTGCACAACCACCTGAAAAACCTACCAAGGAAATTTTCGATGCTGACCCGATAGGGTACATGGAAGAAAACCTTGCATACGAGGAAAAGAAGGCTGAGTACGATAAGCAAATGGCACAATTGCAAGGGGTTTCACAGCAAAATAGTGAAGCACAGCAGTACGCTAGAAAGGCTTTCGTAGAAGAACAGATGCAAATACTCCAAAAAGATATTCCTGAATTCTCTGATTACAAGACAGGGATGAAACTCAAGGATAAACTGGTCAGTACAGGGCAAAAATTTTATGGTTACACAGACGTAGAAATTTCCCAAATTACAGACCATCGAGCTATAAAAGTATTAAATGACGCTAGGAAGTATCAAGAAATCATTGCAGGTAAATCTAAAGCTGAGGTTAAAACCAAGGGTGCAAAATCTGTAGTGAAACCGGGAGCTAAAAAAATGGCAACCCCAGATGCGAAAATTCGTTCTCGCCAACAGGCAAAACTAAGGGAAACTGGTCGCATGGAAGATGCAATCGGTTTAATTATTAATAGTTAATGGAGAAATATAATGGCACAGCCAACTAACACCTTCGATAGCTATGACGTAAAAGGTATTCGTGAAGACTTGGAGAACGTTATCTATGACGTGTCCCCTGAAGAAACACCTTTCTACTCTAGCACTAAGAAGGTAACTGCGTCTGCTACCTTACATGAATGGCAGACAGATACATTGAGGGCAAGCGCTGTGAATGCTCATATTGAGGGAGATGCAACAACTGCTGAAGCAAGAGTTGCAACTGTCCGATTGACCAATCACACGCAAATCTTCAAAAACGCTGTAGTTATCCCAGATACCGACAAAGGCTTAGATAAAGCTGGTCGTGCATCTGAGATGGCATATCAGGTGTTAAAAATCGCTAAGGAGCAAAAACTTGATATTGAGAAGGCATTGTTTGCAAATCAAGTTCGTCAAGCAGGTTCAGCATCTGTGGCTCGTAAACTTGCAGGTGTTCCAGCATATATCAAGACAAATGATACAAATGTTGGTTCAGGTGGAGCTACAAGTGACGGAACTGGAGGTGTAGGTCGTACTGATGGTTCTCAAACTGCGTTTACACAAGCAGATTTTGATTCGCTTATGCAGGAAATCTGGGTACAGGGCGGAAAGCCTGATACTGTTTATCTGAGTTCTTTTCAGATGAATCTAGCTTTAGCGTTTACAGGTAATAATAACCAACGCTCAAATGTTCAGGCAGGTGATGCGAAAGTAATAAAATCTTTGGACATCTATATCACGCCTTGGGGAACAATCGAGTTTGTTCCTTCTCGTGAGAACAGGTCTAGGGACGTTTTCATAATGCAGGATGACATGTGGGCAGTCGCTGTTCTTAGAGGAACTAAGAATGTCGAACTGGCTAAAACTGGTGACAATACAACTCGTCAAGTGGTGACTGAGTTGACTCTCGTTGCTAAGAACGAGTTAGCATCAGGCATAGTTGCAGACTGTTCTACTTCTTAAAGGGGTAGAATAATAGAGTGGGAGGTCTGAGTTAAGCCTCCCACACTAACTAGGTTAGAATATGAAGATAAAAGAACAAGTACATCACGACATAAAAAATGGTAAGATAATTGTCGCGAGTACATACGATAACAACCCTGCACTTGAAAGGGCAGAACAGCTCAGACAGGCTAAGGTTGGTATAACTGGTCATAACAAGCTAGTTGGGTCGATACCGATTCACATCGTTAAAACATGGTGTACTGAGGCAGGTATCAAATGGAGTGATAGTGAAGCTAAAAAAGACATTATCAGAAAAAAGATGCTTAGTGGCGAGTTCGACAAGCTTCGAGTATGGAAAGGAACTTTTTAAATAGAGGAGATTAGGAATGGCAGATTCAACAACTACAACTTTTTCCCTGACAAAGCCAGAGGTTGGAGCTTCTGCTGATACTTGGGGAACTAAGTTAAACGCTGATTTAGACACTATCGATGACTTGCTAGATGGTACTACAGCAGTAAAACCAAACATGACAGCAAGTCAATGGCAAGTCGGTGGAGTCGCTGTAACAAGCACAGCCGCTGAACTTAACGCTTTAGATGGCATACCAGCAGGACTTACAGCAACTGAAATTGGTTATATGGATGGTGTAACGAGTGCAGTACAAACTCAGTTAAATGCTATTACAGCAAACGATTGGGTGGTAACAGCCAGAATAGCTGATGATAATATAACGAATGCTTTGATGGCTGATGATGCAATTGATTCAGCACAGATAGCTGATGGAGCTATAGATGCAGTTCACATGAGTGCAAATTCAGTAGATAGTGCTGCTTATGTAGATGGTAGTATTGACGAGGCACACATGGCTGCTGAATCTGTAGATGAGGCTAGTCTATATGTCTCAAATGCAGGTAGTGATGGACAATTTCTTGCAAAACAATCTGGTAATAATGGTGGATTGACTTGGACAACAGTCGTATCTGAGGATTTTATTCCAAATGGTTCGGTAATGTGTTTCTTTCAATCAGCCGCACCTACTGGATGGACAAAGGTTACCACTCAGAATGATAAGGTACTGAGAGTTGTTTCAGGAACTGGTGGAGGCACAGGTGGTGTATGGGCAACAAATAGTGGATTAACAAGTTCGGCTGAGTCAGGACATACTCACACAGTTGCTGCTCATGGACACGCTACGAACTTAGCAGCCGCTGCTCATACTTTAAGTACAAGTGAAATTCCTAGCCACAACCATGGTTCAGTAATAACTGGTGGTGGTAATAATCACAGTACACACTCCGCAGGTGGAAACGTTATGTATCCAGTTACTTTTAGTCAAAATTCAGGAAGTACAGGCAGCACAGGCGGTGGTGGTTCTCACTCACACAATATGTCAGGTAGTGTTACTGATAAAGCCGCAGTAGCAACAGGTGCTAGCACAGGGCATACACATACAATAACAGCACCTGCATATATTGATGTTATAATTTGTAGTAAAGATGCATAGGAGATAATATGGCAGTAAATTTAAAAGAGTTTAATAATGTCTCAGCAGAAGTCTTTAATGCTTTGACTACGTCTGAGAAAAGAAGTGAAACATACATACACGCTGTTGAGCAACTAGACCAGCTATATCATGACATGACAGCAGGTAAATTAGATGCAACTGGTGAATGGCATAAAGCTATTAAAGCTGTGAAGGATGCTTATCCAAAATAATAAGTAATATTACAGTTGAGGAGGATAAATGCCAAAAGGCAAGAAAGACTTAGAAGTAGTTTTTACTTGTCCTCTCGGAAGTGAATGTGAAGAAATAAAGGACAATAAGATTTACAGATGCATGTGGTATACCAAGGTAGTTGGGCTAGACCCAAACACAGGTGAAAATGTGGATGATTGGTCTTGTGCCATATCTTGGATGCCAACCCTTCAGATTGAAATGTCTCAGACTAATAGAAGCCAATCTGCGGCACTTGAGAGTTTCAGAAATGAAACAGTTAAAGGTCAAGCAGAGTTCAATAAACTTGTTGGTAGAAGTGTTAACGGACAACTGACAAAAAAATAAAGGTATCTCTCAACTATGAATAAATAATGGAAGCTCCTGATTTTATTGAAGTGTATGAAAATGCAATTCCTAATCAATTGTGTGATGCTATTGTTGAAGTATTTGAAACACAAGATGTTCTGAAACCAATTCAAGGCTCACTTCAGGTGATGAATGTGAAGGAGAGTGGAGAGTTATATCGTAAAGATTCTTCTATTGCACTAGAAGAGGTCAATGGTGCAATGGCGAGTGAGGTATATTCTAGTCTTAATGAAACACTATTAGCCTATATTGAAAAGTATCCTCAGCTCAAGGAAATGTCACTTAGAAGTCATGGAGTGAAAATTCAAAAGACAGAACCTACTGGTGGGTATCATAAGTTTCATTGTGAAATGGGAGGTATCTTAGTTACAAGTAGGGTATTAACTTGGTCAATCTATTTGAATGATGTAGATGAAGGTGGTGAAACAGAGTTCATTTTTCAAGCAAAAAGATTAAAGGCAATAAAGGGAAATATAGTTATTTTTCCAGCAGCTTATACACATACACATAGGGGAAACCAACCAATTTCTGGTGATAAATACATTGCTACTGGCTGGTACTGTGTTTACTAACGTTAATGGATATGAACAAAATCTAAGGGCAAAGGCTTTGTCGCAAGGCGGCATAATGACCTTTTATGATGGTCTTATATATGAAGTGATATTCAATGACCATTCATATTCAGGACATATATTACAACTAGATGATTTTCTTAAAGAATCTAAAGCTAATAGATTCTGTAGTTATGAGGATAGAATTAAGAGAACCAACAACGAATCCTCACTTCTTCCCCACGACTTATTAATGTCTCAAGGAACTCACTCCCTGATTAGTTGGAAGGGTTTATCTCTATATAAAACAGCTTATGATTTAGTTATTTACTCCATGTTAATCTCCGAATTACAACCAAATATCATTGTTGAATATGGTTCGGGTTCAGGTGGAAGTGCTGTTTGGATGTCTGATATGGCTATGGCTCATGGATTAGATACCAAAGTCTTTAGCTATGACTTAAAGAAACCAACCTACAAAAATATAAATAATGCTATTGACTTTATAGAGTGTGATTTAACTCATAAGATGGAGTGTGATTGGGGAAAAGGTCGAAAGATGGTTATTGAAGATGTTCATGTCAATATCGTTGAATTACTTTTGCAGACAGACAGACATCTTGAAAGTGGTGATTATCTTATTGTTGAAGATAGTGTGCCTATAGAGAACCAAACACTCGGTACTGAAAAACAAAAGGCGATTGCAGAGTTTATAGCTAATGCAACAAATACATATGAAGTTGACCAATATTATTCAGATTTTTTCGGAAAAAATGTTGGTTGTTGTGCAGATTCAATTTTTAGAGTAGTATGAAAAAATGAGCGATAGACTACGAAACAATTTATTTGCAGGTTTAATCGTATTCGCCTTCTGGTGTTTTTTCGTCATTCCTGCTGTTGTTATGGCTGACCCCATAGTCACTCAATCAACAAGTACCTCTACTGTCACCACGACAGCAGACACCACTACTCGTGTTAGAACCAACCCTCCATCAGCAATCTCACCAAGTATCAACTCTTCAAACTCAGACCTGTGTGTTGTTGGAGTATCAGGTGCAGTCCAAACCCAAATATTAGGTGTCTCTAGTGGTCTGACTGTCAGAGATATTAACTGCGAAAATTTAAAGCTAAGTAAGCTCTTATTCGACCTTGGCATGAAGGTTTCTGCTGTGAGCATTTTATGTCAGGACAGAAGAGTATTTGATGCAATGAAAATGAGTGGCACACCTTGCCCTATCAATGGTTTAATTGGCGAAGCGGCTCAAGAAGCATGGGACTTAAACCCAAAACTTATCCCTAAACCAAGAGATGTACCATTAAACAAAGGAGCTTGGCTTGAAAAACTTGCTGGTGGCATTATTGCTGTCGTTCTCATGGCTATGCTCGCTCTCTAGTCAGGCAGACCCTCCAATACTAGAACACACTATCGTTGATGATGGGTGGGTTCAGATAGACCTTGGCTTCACTTTCCCTCTATACGATAAAACCTTCATAACGAGTTTCATGTTTGCGAATGGTGTTGTCGGGTTTATTTCGCCCACAGAAATTCCGGGAACTGGAATTCAGAATGACGGACTTTGCTGTAATGCCTACGATTTCGATAATGTGGATTATGCCAATATGGGAGCTACCTATGGTGGCAACTATGCTGGAGTCAGGTTCGACTATCTGGTCGCACCTTGGCATACTGACCTCATTGATATAGGTGCAGGTGTCTTCAAGACACAGGGAGATGCAACATTCCAAAGCTACTTCTGGGAAAACATCAGCGAATACTACGATGTAAACGACTTGAACACCTTCTCGACCACGCTGTATCCACTAGGCAACATCAATTTCACATACCAGAAGCTCGACATTCAAGAACATAAAGTATCGGTTTTCGTGAGTGGTGACCTGAGTGCAGGGGCTTATGAACAGTTCTTCTACAATGACCCAACCAATGGAGGAGTCTATTGGACTTCAGGTGATTCAACACCAGTAGAGATTGAAGCAGATGAGTCCATTTGCGATGTAGCTCCTGATGCTAGTCTCGTATGTCTCTGGTATCCAGAATCTTATGCAGGTGCTTACTATGACCAACAATGTGGAATCTCAGCTCTTTATGATAGTGGTTGCGATGGCTATACTACAGCGTACTATAATCAGCAATGTGGTTTAGACGCTTTGTACGACCCAAACTGTTCTGGTTACATGACAGCCTACATAGATTCCCAATGTCTACTCGACCCACTCTATTCTACAAGTTGTGCAGGTTGGGCAAGTGCGTATGCTGAAGAAACAAGTGAACCAGAGGAGGAGGAATATGGAGTTCCTGAAGAAGAGTACGAACAAACCGAGGTTTTCGAGCCTGAAAATACCTACTCAGAGTCCACAGACTTCGATATAAGCTTCGATTTTGATGTTAGTGATACCAATGTTCCAACCTTTGAGACTGATTATCAGGAATATGACTTATCTTTCGATGACATAATGATAGAATTTGAACAGGAAATGCAGCAAGAAATGGAAACGCTCTTCGCTGAGATGGACATTGATATGGAAATGCCTGAGATGCCTGAGATGCCTGAACCTGAAATTGAAGAACCAATAGAGGAGATGACAGATGAACCGATTGAAGAACCTATGGAAGAAACTATGGAAGAGCCTGAAGCCGAACCTGAACCAACCGAAGAAGAAACCAATGAAGAGGAGGTATTAAATGAAGAGAGTGTCGAGCAAGAGGAAGAAGCAGAAGAAGAGAATGAGGGGACTAGCGATGAGGAAGTTGCTGAGGAAGTTGAAGAGGAAGAAGAAGTAGATGAGTCTAGCGAGGATGAGGAATCTGAGACTACAGACGAAGAGCCTGATGAGGAATCTTCAGATGAGGAGGAGACTAGCGATGAAACTCAAGAAGAAGAACAAGAAGTAATGGTCGCTAAGGTTGAACCCAAGAAGATGACTGCTGAAGAAAAGAAAAAGGCACGTCAGAAAAAGATGCGAGAAATCATCACCAACAAGTTAAAAAATCTTGCAGTAGAGATGGGAGAGGCAAGTTCTTTACAAGCACAGAAAGACTTGCAGAACATAATTCTTGCACTTTTGAACTACAATCAAGGCTTCTCAAGTTATAATCTTCAACTATTAGATGTGGATTTCTATGACTCTCGTATCATTTATCCCATAAGATTACCTGATAGTTTGAGAGGTAGAAGGATAGGATTAGCGTCAGAGTTGTTACACAAACAGCTAGTGGATATTCAATGGAGCGAGGGATATGGCAGAATTAGAGTACAAGGGAATTAAGGTTGGTGGCTCAAAGCTCATCCTTATCGTGCCTTTAGTTGGAACAATCATTGGTGGACTCTGGGGCGGCTTCGAGGTCTATCAACGTTATCTTGAGATGGAAGCAAAAATAGATTCATTCGTGAGTCCTGACCTGAGTGGCTACGACAAACGCATAGCTGTAATGAACGAACAGTTTACAATCCTAAAGACTCAGAGCGAGTATTTCAGCAAACAGATTGAACTTTATGAGGGGCAGATTATGATGGTTGTTGATGTGGGCGATGAACATTACCAATCAATCAAGGACTTGAAGAACTCCATGAGAGAAGATATAAATCGCCAAGAGAAGATAATCGATGATGTTGAGGACGATATTAAGGAAATTGAAGCAGCAGTTCGTGAGAGTATAGATATTGCAGAACAGAGATTCGAGAACAAGCGAGACTCTCTCCAGAACGATTACGATGCAAAGGCAGACACACTCAGGACTTCAGTAGACCAAAAGATAGGTGATTTAGAAGCTCGACTCTCCAAGAAAATGGAGACTATGCAAGATGAATTGAACACCAAGCTCCAACGTTCT